TTTTATTGCTAGGGGTAATAAAATTCATAGAGTGTGAAAAGTAAATATTCCGCCTTTTTTTTTGGATTTGAAGGCGTAAAAGAACAAATCAGACATAATACCGCTGACATACAGCGTAAAAAAATGAAGGAGTGATTATTTTATGAACAAAGAAGATCTGTTAAAACTTGGGCTGACTGAGGAACAGGCTGAAAAAGTATTGTCAGCAAATACCGAACAGCTGAAAGGATTTATCCCGAAGGCAAGATTTGATGAAGTAAACAACGCCAAAAAACAGGCAGAAAAGGACTTGTCTGAGAGGGATATGCAGCTTGAAACTCTGAAGAACAGTACTGGGGATATTGAAACTCTTAAAAACACTATTAAGCAGCTTCAGGATGAAAACAAAATGGCGGCGGATAAATATAATGCCGAACTTGCGGAAATAAAACTGGCAGGAGCGGTGGATACGGCCTTGCTTGGAGCGGATGCCTTAAATGTCAGGGCAGTGAAAGCGTTACTGGATATGAGTAAAATCAAAATGGACGGTGATGTACTGCTTGGAATCAACGAACAGATTGAAAGCTTGAAAAAAGCGGAAGACAGTAAAATGCTGTTTAAAGCCGTTGAAGAGACAAAACCGAAAGGACCTAACTTTACAGGAGTGAAACCTGGTGAAGGAAATACAGGAAATGGGGAAAGCAATGCCCCAAAATCTCTGGCTGATGCCATAATGGCAAGATTTGCAACACAATCAGATTAAAAAAAAATTAGGAGGTGGCTTATATGCCGATAACATTAGCAGAAGCTAAAAAGAATGTACAGGACGATTTGCAGATTGGAGTGATTGACGAATTTGCAAAAAGTAACTTTATTATGAACAACATACCGTTTGACAATGTGGTGTCCCCGACAGGAGGAGGAACTACAATGACTTACGGATACACAAGATTGAAAACACAACCAACTGCGGACTTCAGGGAAGTCAATCACGAATACACACCTGCTGAAGTTTCTAAAGAAAGACACAATGTTGACTTAAAAATCTTTGGAGGATCATTCCAGATTGACAGAATTATTGCAGATATGGGTGGAATAGTGTCAGAAGTGCAGTTACAGATGTCGCAGAAAATAAAAGCCGCATCTGCTTTATTTAACAACACGGTAATAAATGGAGACAGTGCAGTTAACAGTAAGGCGTTTGACGGACTTGAAAAAGCAATCACAGGAAGTTCAACAGAATTTATTCCGGGAGCCGCAATAGATTTATCTACTTCGGCCGCAATAGATACTAACTACAAAGCTTTCCTTGACATGCTGGATGAGTTCTTAATGGGACTTGACGGAACACCTTCCATGATAGCAGGGAACTTACAGCTTATCGCGAGAATAAGGGCATGTGCAAGAAGAACTTCGATGTATACAACTTCTATGAATGACTTTGGTCAACAGGTTGAAATGTATGCGGGAATCCCGTTAATCAATCTTGGTGCTAAACCAGGAACAAATGACCCAGTTTCTGAAACAAAAACAGGAACAGGGGAAACATCTCTATACGCTGTAAGATTTGGAATGGACGGATTCCACGGAGTCGCTCCGACAGGAAACGGATTAATCAAATCATGGTTACCTGATTACAAGACAGCAGGAGCAGTTAAGACTGGAGAAGTTGAAATGGTTGCGGCGGTTGCATTGAAGGCGACAAAGGCCGCGGGAATATTCAGAAAAATTAAAGTAAAATAGGAGGTGCTTTGAATGGCTGTAATAAAATCACCAAATCAGGAATACACAGGGACGAGTGCCGGGGTATATTTTGTTAACGGAGTCGGAAACACTGATAACGAAAACTTAATTGAATGGTTCAGGGATCGTGGTTATGAAGTGGAGGAAGACTCGGAAGAAAAGGCTAAAAAACCGAAGAAGTAGGTGCTGGGTATGGAGTATGTAGAAAATATCAAAGATGATGTGATAAAAACATTAAAGTCGGTAGGCTATGAAGTCGTAGATGCCGACTTATTTTTATTGGAACAGAGCATTGAGAAAGTTAGGTCTTACATTAAAAATAAGACTAACCAGAACAAAGTTCCTGAAGGATTGAAGCATATTTGGATTGACCGGAGTACAGGTGAGTTTTTGTATTTTAAAAAATCACTGAATCAGCTTGAGCTGAATGGATTGAATTTTGGCCGTATGGCGAAAGAAATAAGTGAAGGCGATACTAAGGTCGTCTACGAGGATACAAAGACAACGGGAGATAAATTTGAAGTTTATATGATATATCTGATGACAAGAGGAGAGGACGAACTCTTGAGATATAGGAGGATAGTATGGTAGATGAATTGAAACAGGCAAGAGAATCCATCCAGTCGATGTGGACTGGGATATGTAATATATTTGGTTTTAAAGATACTGAAGACAAATATGGAGCGACAATTCACACAGAAGTGACGTTATTTGAAAATCTGCCTTGCCGGTTAAGTTTTAAGAATATCAGTCAGACCAATCAGACGGAATCTTTTGCTGTGAGTTCTCAGGTCGTGAAACTGTTTATTGCTCCTGATGTTTATGTTCCTCCGGGTAGCGTAATTGAAGTTACTCAGAACGGAATAACAAGGAAATATAAGCACTCGGGAATATCGGCAGTTTACACGAACCATCAGGAAATAGTGCTTGAAGCATACAAAGGAAGTGCTTAAATGGGAACAAGTAAAGTTAAAGTGGATTTTTCGGAAATAAGAAAAGCCGCTGAAACATTAAGTCAGGCAAATACAGCTCTGCTACTTGAGAACATAACCAACGAACTGGGTGCAAGGTTACTTGCCAAAGCAATCAAGAGAACGCCTGTTGACAAAGGAACATTGAGACGTGGCTGGGACGCAAGTATAGGAGCGAAAGCGGTCAATACTGGCGGAGGATATACGGTGACAATAACAAATAGTGTTGAGTATGCGTCTTATGTAGAGTTTGGGCACAGACAGACTCCGGGAAGGTATGTTCCGGCAATAGGAAAATCATTGAAAAAATCATGGGTTACAGGACAGTTTTTTCTTACAAAGGCAGAACTGGAACTGGAAAAGGAACTACCAAAAGTAATTGAAAAGAAACTTGAAGTGTGGATAAAGGAGGTGCTTGGAGGATGATAAACGACATATTGAATGCACTGACTGGAAAGCTGAAGGAATCATTCGGGATAAAGATTTACATCAACCAGGTTCCTCAGAATTTCGAAGAGCCCTGTTTTTTCGTGCATGTCATAAGCACTGATAAAACTCAGATTGTTGACTTAAGATATAAAGCTGTTACAGTGTTCGGGATCGATTACATAGCTGATGAAAATAAAAAAAATTCAAGGGAAATATATGATGTGATTGAAAAACTTAACAGTATCACTAATCTTATAACACTGGAAAATGGAGATATCTTGAGAGGCACTGAGAGAAAAACTGAGATACAGGACGGGAATACACACAGCTTTATTCAGTTCAGTTATTTTATTCGTGAGAAAAAGGAAAATGATAAGATGGAAAATCTTTCGATAGAAGGAGGCATTAAAAAGAATGGCTAAGAAAAACGAAACAAATACAAGCTTTACAAAAGAACAGCTGTATGATTCTAAAAAATATGAAATGCAGAAGGATATTCTCGGAGTAATGCTTAAAGAAGACAAGGAATACACTTTTGACGAAGTGGATAACTTAATAAAAGAATTTTTAAAGAGAGAGGTGGAATAGATGGCATACGGAGGAGGTACATGGTTATTTCAGAATAAAGTTTTGCCAGGTACTTATATAAACTTTGTCAGCCTAGCAAGAGCTATCGTATCACTTGCTGACAGAGGTTATGCGGCAATGGCAATGGAACTTGACTGGGGAGTTGACGGGGAAGTGTTTACCGTTGAAAACTCAGATTTTCAGAAGAACAGCCTGAGAATATTCGGATATAGCTATGATCATGAAAAAATGAAAGGACTTAGGGATTTATTTTCTAATGCGAAGACAGTCTACTGTTATAAGCTGAATGAAGGAGCAAAGGCAAGCAATGACCTGGCCACTGCAAAATATGCAGGTGAAAGAGGGAACAGCATTAAAATAACAGTAGCGGCTAATGTTGACGCTCCTACAATGTTTGACGTGACTACTTTGCTTGACAATAAAAAAGTGGACGTTCAGACAGTAAAAACAGCAAAGGATTTAGTAAATAATGATTTTGTAGATTTTAAAACAGGTGCAACATTAACGCCGATTGTAGCGAAACCGCTTGAAAACGGAACAAACGGAAGTGCAGTGACAGGAACGGAATATCAGAAGTTCCTGGACAAAATAGAGACTTACTATTTCAACACACTGGGATGTCTTGCAACTGACGAAACAATTAAAAAACTATACATTCAGTTCACAAAAAGAATGCGTGATGAAGTTGGAGCTAAGTTTCAGACTGTAGTCTACAGAGGAGCATATGCAGATCATGAAGGTGTTATTTCAGTTGAAAACAAAACTATTTCCAAAGACGACAAGGAATCGTCTGCAGTGTACTGGGTCACAGGAGCTGAAGCAGGATGCCCTGTCAACAAATCTGTCTCGAATAAAGTTTACGACGGAGATTTTACTTTTGAATTTAAGGAAAATCAGACAGCACTGGAAAACGGGATAAAAGCAGGAAAATTCCTGTTCCACAAGGCTGATAACAAGCCCGTTGTTCTTACGGACATAAATACTTTTACATCAATCACAGTAGATAAGAATGATGACTTTACATCTAATCAGGTGGTAAGAGTACTTGATCAGATTGCTGTGGATATTGCGAAACTGTTCAACAAGTCATTTGTAGGGAAAGTGGACAACGATGAAGATGGAAGGGTATCACTTAAAGATAATATCGTTGATCATCACAAGGAACTGCAGAGAGTCAGGGCAATTGAGAATTTTGTTGCCGAGGATGTAACAGTTGAAAAAGGAAAAGACAAGAAATCGGTGCTTGTAACAGATAAGGTCACTCCTGTTGCGGCGATGGAAAAATTATACATGAGTGTCATAGTGGCTTAACTAATTGATTAAGGAGGTAAGAAATGAGCACAACAATGAACGGTAGGGATGCCGTATCAGGGAGCATGGGAAGATGTTTTGTCACGATAGAAGGTAACAGATATCTTTTAATGCAGGTTATTTCCGTGAAAGCGGAAATGGAGAAGACAAAAACTAAAGTTCCTATCATGGGGCGTTCAGGAAAAGGGAACAAGGCCACAGGCTGGGAAGGTTCAGGAAGTGCAAAACTGCACTACAACTCTTCACTGTTCAGGGAACTTTTACTGAAATATCAGAACACAGGAGAAGATATATATTTTGACATGCAGCTTGTAAACGAAGACCCTACTTCGACAGTAGGAAGGCAGACAGTCATACTGAAAGGATGTAACATAGACGGAGGAACTCTTGCAAGTATAGATGCAGATGCAGAATATCTTGAAGATGAGTTCGACTTTACATTCGAATCCTTCGAAATTCCTGAAAAATTTAAGAATTTACCGGGAATGCAATAATGTTGGAAAATTTTTTCAGATGGCTGTCAAACCCTGAGGAAGTGGCAGAATTTTTAGCAGATACAACTGTGTGTCTGCTTATTTTTTATATAATTCATTTAATCAGAAAGGTGTTGAAATTAATAATGGATAGTTTAAAAGGATTTTTTAAAGGGAATGCAAAACAGGTAGAAAATGAAAAAGTGGTAATTTCTGACAGATTTGTCGGAGAGGACGGAAAGCCGCTGGAGTGGGAAATCAGGGCTATAGGAAATGAAACGGATGACGAACTAAGAAATCAGTGTACCTCACAGGTTAAAATTAAGAAAAACGTATACATGCCTAAGCTTGATTACACAGAGTATCTAAAAAAACTGCTTGTCGCATGCGTAGTATACCCTAACTTAAATAACAAGGAATTACAGGATAGCTATACAGTAATGACTGCAGAAGAGCTTTTATCTGCTATGCTTTTACCGGGCGAATATAACGCTTTGGCAGAAAAAGTACAGGAAATATGCGGTTTTGATAAAGATATCATGGAAGAAAAAATTGAAGAAGCAAAAAACTGATAGAGGAGGATGCAATGGCAGGGTATGCACATTACGCCCTCCACAAGCTTAAGATGATGCCGGGTGATTTTGCTGAACTCGGTCTAGAGGAAAAAGCATTTATCATAGCAAGCATAAGATTAAAAATAGAAAATGAGAAAAAGGAAATGCAGAAAATGAAGTCCAGAGCAAGGAGGTGATTCTAATGGGAACAATAAGCTCTTCGATTCAGATGATGGACAGGCTGACTGCTCCCGTGCTTAAGATGGCAAGTGCCATGAGCAGTCTTGTAACCACTATGGAAGCGGCGGACAATAAAAAGATAGACCCAAAGGGGTTAGATTCAATGAAAGATAACATAGCAAGGGCTAATGCAGAACTGCAGAATCTGCAGACAGAACTTGTAGGAGCAGGGGCTCAGACACAGCAGAATACGGCAAAACAGCAACAGTGGAACAGTTCGATACATGGTGGCGGTAAGGCAATGAACGGCTTGATAAACAAGCTGAAAGCCGCAGTCGGAATGTATGCTTTGATTAACGGTGCGAAGAAACTGGCGGGGATATCTGACGAGGTCATGACAATAGATGCAAGGCTTAATCTGATAACAGATACATCTGCCCAGAAAAGCAACTTAAAAAATGCGGCATATCAAATGGCACAGGAGGCGAGAGTGCCACTGAACAGTTTTACAAATGATGTGGCCAAGCTCGGAATCCTTGCCGGGAAGAGATTTTCAAATAACGCTGAGATAATACAGTTCATGGGTAACGCAACAAAAGCATTTAAAGTGGCGGGAACATCCGCATCTGAAACTGCTGGGGCAATGACACAGCTTAACCAGGCACTTGCGTCAGGAGTACTGCAGGGAGACGAATTCAGGAGTATCAGGGAAAACGCTCCTCTTATTACTCAGGCGATAGCGAAGGAAATGGGTGTATCTCAAGACCACCTTAAAAAACTGGCATCGGAAGGGAAAATAACCGCAGATGTAGTAAGAAGAGCAGTACTGGGGATGACGGATGACATCAACAGGGACTTTTCTAAACTACCTATGACCTGGGGTGAAGTTTGGGTGAAGGCAGGAAACTTTGCATTAAGGACATTTGACCCTCTGCTTAGAATGATTAATCAGATAGCGAACAGTCAGAAATTTAAGTCGATGGCAACAAGCATAGCGAGTACGTTCGAGATGGTGGCAGGGGTAATGACAATAGTTTTCGACAAAGCACTGGAATTGGCAGGTTGGGTATACGACAAGTGGGATTTAATCAGGCCGGTCGTAATAGCTGTTGCAATTGCAATGGGGGTTTATGCATTAGCTCAAGGCATAGCGACTCTTGCAATATGGGCTTATAACACCGCGGCGGGATTCAAAGCGGCGGCTGATATGGCAATGGCTGGAGCAAGTTTCACGGCTACAACGGCACAATATGGGTTGAACGCGGCGATATATGCGTTCCCTGGAACATGGATTGTGGTTGCCATAATAGCGGTTATTGCAGTTGTGATAGGTTTAGTTGTAGGTATGATTTATCTTATCAAGTCTATGACAAAAACAGCTACAGTCACAGGGGTTGTCGTGGGAGCATTCGACTGGATGAAGGCTATGTTATGGAATATATGGGCAAGTATAGTCAACGCGATAATATCTGCCATAAACGGAATTATAAGAGGTATAAATGGGCTTATAAGAAGTGCGGCGAAAGGACTGTCGAATTTTGCAAACATATTCATAGATGCATTTAACTGGATAATGCGTGAAGCGGATAAGTTCATCAACGGACTTTTAAAAACAATGAGCGGTGCGGCCCCTTTACTATCTGCAATTGGGATTAACCTGCCTACCTCGACAGGAGGAGCCATGCAACTTGCAAGGGCTAATTTCTCAGCTCCGCAAATAGCAGAAATAAACTATAAGCTTGATAAAAAAGATGCAGGTGCAGCGTACAGAAAAGGTGCAGAAAGAGGTAATGCAAAACAGAAAAAATGGGAAAATGACTTAAAAAACGGTTACAAAAATACAAAAGATATGCTGAAAGGTGAACTTGGCGACCTCGGAGGAGGGAAAGGACTTGATCCGGCTGGAACTGGAATGCCAGGTGGAGGCGGTGGCGGAGGAAAAGACCCTAACGGAGTAGGGAAAAACACAGGGAAAACCGCTGACAATACAGGAAAAATGGCCAACAGTCTCGAGGATACAGAAGAGGATTTAAAATATCTGAGAGAACTGGCGGAACAGGAACATATCAATCAGTTCACAACTGCCGAAATAAAAGTGGAAATGAACAATAATAATACAATAGAAAATGAAACTGATATTGATAAAGTGATAAATAAACTGACTGAAAAGATAGAAGAAAAAATGAACATTGTGGCAGAGGGGGTGCATTAACATGTATGATATTTATATTGACAGAATGCTGATTCCAGTGAATCCCGATAAGATAACGTATACCATGAAGAACAGGAATGAGACTGTATCACTCATAAATGCGTCAGAAGTGAATCTGCTGAAGTCCGAAGGGCTTAAGGAAATATCATTCAAAATTGTCCTCCCTGCATTCAGATATCCCTACCTGAATACTCTGCAGGGGTTTAACAAGCCGGGATATTACTTGGATAAACTTCAAAGACTTAAAAGGGACAGGAAAGTGTTCCAGTTCATCGTGTCGCGTAGATATCCGAACAGGAAGGGATATTTCAACACAAATATGAAAGTCACGCTTGAAGAGTTCACATATTCTGACGATACTGACGAATTCATGGACATCCCTGTTGAAATTAAGCTTAAGGAATACCGCGACCCTAGGGCAACAGCTCTGACAATACTGGATGACAAGATTTCGGGGTTTATCACAAAACCGCGTGCAGTAACAGCGATACTGGACAGGATAGTTACAACCGAGGCAGGGGAAACTCTGTGGAACATATGTCGTCAACATACAGGAGGACTTGAGAAAATGGCAGAGGTCATGAAACTTAATGCTTTTGACAAAATAACGGACTTTACTCCGGGGCAGAAAGTGAGGCTTAAAGAATGAGCATTATGCCGGACTTAAAAGGAATCAAACTGATAGACTTGAACAGGGAAAGCTGGATTAATGCGGCAATAAAACAGTCAGTCGGAAAATTTGAGCTTGAAAAAGACATTGAACTGACAGTAACACTGGAAAATGGTCAGGTTTTAATTCCGCTTGTAACATCACTTGAATGGACAACGGAGAGAAAAGGAGCTTGTGGAGTGCTTGAATTTGAAGTGCTGAAAGAGGAAATAGAATTTACTGAAGGGAACAGGGTATCCGTGAAATACAAGGATGTCCCCTTTTTTTCAGGTTATATTTTTAAGCGTAGCAGGACAAAATCAGGCAAGATTAAAGTTACCGCATATGATCAGCTGAGGTACTTAAAAAACAAGGACACATATATATTTAAAAATGTGACAGCAACGGAAATAATAAAAAGGATAGCAGAAGACTTTAAGCTTGAAATTGGGGAACTGGAAGACTCAAGATTTAAGATTGAAAAGAGGATAGAAGACAACAAGACTTTATTTGACATGATACTGTATGCACTTACCGAAACTCTATATAACACGAAGAAACAGTTCATTTTTTATGATGATTATGGAAAGCTTACACTTAAGGAAGACGAGAAAATGAGGATACTTGATCTCATTCTTGACGACAAGAGTGCAACTGATTATAAATACAGCACAAGTATAGATGACAAGACGTATAATCAGATAAAGCTCTTAAGGGTCAATAAGGAGGCGAAAACAAGGGAAATATACATGGTGAAAGACCCTTTTAACATAAAATCATGGGGTATTTTACAGTACTTTGAAAATGTGGACGAGAAAATGACTGAGGCGAAAATAAAGGAAAAAGTGGAAAGTCTTTTAAAACTGTATAATCACAAAAAAAGAACTTTCGCGATGGAAAATGTCTTCGGCGACATAAGGGTCAGAGGTGGCTCAAGTATGCTCATAAAACTTAATGTCGGGGATATAGTAGTGCAGAACTATATGATAGTGGATAAAGTTAAGCATAAATTTGAATATCAGAAACATGTAATGTCTATTGACTTTATAGGACAGATGGGAATAAAGGAGAGTGATAAGAATGGCGGAACTGGTACAACTGTTGAAAGAACTGTCGAAAACAACGAATGATGCGGGAGAACCGTTCGAGCACAGAAAAGGCACAGTAGAATCTGTGAATCCTATCAGTGTCAGAGTAGACCAGAAGCTGATACTGGAAGAGGACGATCTTATTCTCACTCATCTTGTCAGGGATTATGATGTTGACATCTCGGTTAGTCATGAAACGGAAGATTTCGAGCTTGTAGAAGGTGTTCTGACAGACATAAAAAGTCACAAGCACGGATATAAGGGCAGAAAACGGATAACTGTACATAACGGCTTGAAGGTCGGTGAGGACATCGTGCTTTTAAAAGTACAGGGAGGACAGACCTACATTGTGCTGGATAGATATAAAGACCCTCATACGGAAGGAGAGTGGTTGTAATGATACCCCGTAACGATGGACTGACAGAGGACATCAGGATAATAGAACGCCCGACAAAAACTTACAAAATGGATTTGTCGGGAAATGTTATAGAAGACTATACAGATGAGCTGAAAGCAATGGAACAGGCTATCTATAAAATAATAAGAACGGAAAGGTACAAGCATATAATCTACTCGTGGAATTACGGAATAGAGCTCGAAGACCTGTTCGGAATGCCTGTGAGCTACTGTATCCCTGAGATTGAAAGAAGAGTAAAAGAGGCATTGGATCAGGATACTCGAATAATTGATGTGACTGATTTTGAATTTGAGACACTGAAAAGAGGAACGGTACACGTCAAATTTAAGGCAGTTACGATTTTCGGAAACCTGGAACTGGAAAAGGAGGTGCAGATAGCTTAATGTTTGAAGTAATGACTTATGAAAAAATAATGGAACGGATGCTTGCAAGAGTTCCGAGCAGCATGGATAAAAGGGAAGGCTCTGTCATGTGGGATGCCCTTGCCCCTGCCGCAAAAGAACTGGAGGACATGTATTTTGCATTATCAATAATACTGCAGGAAACATTCGGAGATACGGCCAGCAGACCGAATCTGATAAGAAGGGCAAGTGAAAGAGGGATAACGCCTTACAAAGCAAGTAAAGCGGTATTGAAAGGTGTTTTTGACATAGAAATACCGCTGGGTAGCAGATTTAATTTGGACGAGCTGAACTATACAGTCACAAAATTTATACAGCATAACACAGGAACCGGATTATACGAATATCAGGTTGAATGCGAAAATCCTGGAAGGGACGGAGGAAGAAAAACAGGAAACTTAATTCCGATTGACTACATAAACGGATTAGGTAGAGCTGAGATAACAGAACTTTTAATTCCCGGACAGGACGAAGAGGAGACAGAAAAACTGAGACAGAGGTACTTTGACAGTTTTAACATGAAGGCATATGGAGGGAACATATCTGACTATAAACTTAAAGTGCACGAAATCGAGGGTGTGGGAGCTGTTAAAGTAACTCCGGTATGGAATGGTGGTGGAACTGTTTTATTAACCGTACTTGACAGTGATTTTAATCAGGCAAGCCCTACTCTGATTAAAAAAGTACAGGATACAATGGATCCGACAAAAGATGCAAGAGGTCTCGGGGTTGCCCCAATAGGCCATATTGTTACAGTACAGGGTACAAGCAATGTGGCAATTAATATACATACAAGCATCACGTTTGAGCCTAATTTCTCATGGCCACTCGTAAAACTGAAGGTCGAAGAAGTGGTAAAGAACTACTTACTGGAACTTAGAAAAACATGGGCTCTGAAAAATGAAAAAGTGAGTAATAACCTTGTTGTGAGGGTGTCACGTATAGAGGCAAAAATACTCGACATAAATGGGATTTTGGATATACAGAACACAACAATCAACGGAAGCCCTAACAATCTGCAATTGACTGAGTATCAGATTCCTGTATGGGGAGGTATCACAGTATGATGACGATTTTAGAAAATGTTAACGTCAACCTGCTGTCGTACCTCCCTCAGTTTATGCAGGAGTATAGGGAAATAAGGAGCATAATGGCATCAGAAGAACCTGAATTGAGATTATTGTGGGAACTGCTTAGGAAAGTATTTAATAACCAGCTTATCCAATATTGTGACGAGGATGGGATAAGTAAGTTTGAGGAAATGCTAGGATTACACAGATACGAAAATGATACGCTGGAAATCAGAATTTTTAGGGTTTTAACTTATTGGAACGACCAAATCCCTTACACATGGAGAGTTTTAGTAAACAGAATGGATCAGTTGTGTGGTGTTGGAAACTACGAACTGAGACCAAATTTTAACGCATATGAACTTGGAATCACTACTAAGTTTGACGATGCAAAAAAATACGACGAACTGAATAATATGCTTAAGACAATATTACCTGCAAATTTAGGATTTAACAGTGTTAATATACTTACTCCGAAAGTTGTTAATACGCTGTATGTGTCTGTTGGAGCCGTGACCAATATAAATACATTAATTGAGATAGGAGGATAGAAATGGCGAGTATAAAAAGAACAGGAATAACTGACAAGGGAAAAGATTTGATAACTAGAGAAATCGCAGGAATAACGGAGCTGACATTTACAAAGATATCTGCATCAAACAATAAGCTGGCCGATACAGTAAACCTTGAAACACTTATTAATATTGATGGAGTAAAACAGACAGTGAATGTCAGCAAAGTTGAGAAAATAGGAACATCGCAGATTAAAGTGACAGCCACGTTCAACAACTCAGGACTTATGAATGGTTACGGCATGGAAACTTTAGGAATTTATGCAAAGGATACATCAGGAACAGAAGTTCTTTTTGCAGTTACCGTTGCAGGTACTTCCGACTACATGCCTGCAACAAACGGGATTAATTTGAGTACAGTGACAGTGGAACTTATATTCAATTTAAGTAATACTGATAATGTCTCGTTATCTGTCGATACTGCGGCACTTGTGACCGTAGGAATGTTTGATTATTTTAAGTCGAAAGTTAATAAAGATTATGTAAAATACACTGATTTAGCGGAAGAAAATAAAGCGGGAATAATAACATATGCAAAAATTAAAGAGATTGCACCAAAACCTGATTTGTCGCCTTATCAGCTGAAAACAAATTTTTGGAAATACGCTGATTCGAGATTAAAAGTAGTAGGTACAAATAGTGAAAATGGACATTCGTATGTAGGGGTAGAAATCCAAATGTTTAATGTTGCGGGGGATTATGTTGGAACGTTCCACACAAACGGAGGGCGTGCCTATTATAAAGTACCAAATAGGAATGGTGGTAACTGGTGTGAAATTATGGATAATTTTGATATGGCGGCAAGAGACAATAACATCCAACATGCACATAATAGGATAACTGATACATGGAACAGAGCAAACGACGCATGGAATAAAGCACACGATGCACAAGTAAATAGAATATACGAAATAAGATTGGCGGGATATGTTGCAGGAGTAATATATCACCGTAATGTTGGGCTTGAAAGAGCTGGATATGTCGTTACTGGAGTAGCGGAGACTACAGGAGATGGAGTTATTGATATCATCCAAATGAGAGCGTTACAGTTTAGCAGAAATGGGCAATGGATAAACACACCATTCGTATAAGGAGGAAAAAATGAAATTTGAAGTAGATAGAACAGAAATAAAGCAACTGGAAGACGGTATGAAGTATATAGCAATCTTTGATAAAGATAATAAAGACTGGTACGAGGAGCTTAAGAAATTTGATAAAGATACTCTTAAAGTAATGTACAATGCTGAGACTCATTTAGTATTAAGCACAAACATAGATGTATCTATGATAGCTCCAACAATGGTGGGAGATGTGGTCGAGGAAATAGAATATCAGGAAGTAGAGATAGCCCCTGATAACTATTTTGTAAATGGAAAAATAGTAAAATTAAAGGAATGCGAGACAATAAAAGATGGGAAAATAGTGTTTAACAGAGAAAAACGTATAGAGCAGATTAAAAAAGAACTCTATGAGTTAAGGCTAGAATACGATGTAGCTCCGTTTGAGTTCGAGGTAAACGGTGTGAAATACCTGCAAAACAATAGAAGTATAGACCAGTCAAATTTAACTAGGATAGTGGTAATGTGTCAGGCTATGAAAAAGACAGAATTCGAGAACTGGAAGTTCTACACGAAGGATAACAGTGAAAAATACGTCAATCTGACCTTGCAGGATATGCTGAGAATGGCAAATATAATGCAGGCTCATACAACAAAAGCTATGGCCACTGAGACATTATTATCACATAATCTGGAAAATTTAACTGGTAAAGAGCTTAAAGAATATGATGCTAAAGATAGATACGAAAAAGCTTACAAAAATATGTAGATTAATCGTGAGATTTTATCACGATTAATCTCACGATTAGAAGACGAGGAGCTTAATATGGACACTAAAGAATTTACAAAAGAATTTTTAGAAGAACTTGAAGATTTTTTTGAAAGATGTGGATTTAGGAACTGGGAATTTAAAATGTCTTATGATAATATTTTAACAGCACGGATTAATGGGGTCTCAATATCCTGGGAAATTGGGAAAACTAAAGAAACAATAACTTATGATGATGTAAAACTTGATTTTAAGGAATATGGGGAACGAAATCATGAATTATTAAAATTATTCAACGAGTATAAATATTTTTATCATTGCTATTTTAAAGGAGTAAAAAGGAGTCAGTCACAATACAGTGACTTAAAATTTGAAGTTATTTTTGATGATAGAGAAGTGGGACAGGATTTACTTTATGCAGTATTAGGAAATTTGAATTGGGATCTTAAAGATGAAAATGCAGAAAAAGATAATTTTGAAGTCTTAAAAAAACTTTTTGCCGAATTTGAGAGATCGCCTCAAGTTGTATTAAAGTATAAGGATAATAAAGAAGAAACTTACTATGAGTGTCCTGATTATATTTCACTGAGCCGCTTTGAATAATAAGGAGGTAGTATGCAGTTAGAAAAAGACAAGCTATATATTAGCTTTCACAGACCGAAAAGCATAGTAGGATTTTTAATATCTGCTTGGACTTTCGGACAATACTCACACTGTGAGTTCATTTATAACAATCAAGTTTTTCTTTCGAATCCAGGAGGAGTTAGAGAAAGACCTTTTAAATATAAAAAAAACTTTGAAATTTTTGAAATGGACAGCAGTGTCAGAGCTGAGGATATTGTAGAGTTCTATAACACGGCACAGGGTAAAGGGTACGATTACCTCGGAATTTTAGGGCAATTTTTTTATGCGAGTAAAGTTCAGAACGATGACAGATATTTCTGCTCTGAATTTTGTCTGAACGCGATAGATTATGCTCTGCAGTTTACTCTGACTTATAAGCTAAAATCGTTAAAAGACAGGGTCGGGTATCAGTTCAATCCAACTAAACTTTATAAATATTTAAAAGAAATGGAATTAATAAGGGAAAAGGTGATGTAGATGAACATAGGAAATCTCGTAGGGACAGAGTTTTTACATGAAGGAAGGGAGTTAAAAGTCACAGGATTCAGGGTGGAAGGAGGTGAAATCATATTGACTACTGAAACGATAGGAGGTGATACCAACCCAAAGAAAAAATACGTGTTATCAGACGCAAGTATCGAGAAAATGAAAGGGGTACATCCAAAACTGATTGAACTCATGAAAAAAGCAATAGGTGACAGCCCTTATGACTTTAAAATCATACAGGGGCTGAGAACGGCAGCTTATCAAAATGAACTATACCAGCAAGGAAGAACTAAGCCCGGTAAAATCGTCACGAAATTGGACGGCTATAACAGAAAATCAAATCATCAGGCAAAAGCTGATGGTTATGGCCATGCGGTAGATATAGCTGTTTGCGGTTATTATGACCAAAATGGAAATTACGTAAAATATACAACGGATGCAGAAATGTTTGACAACAAAAAACTTGTTGAAATTTCAAGGCACGTCAAGGCTGTAGCAAAGGAAATGGGAATGGAAATAGTGTGGGGTGGAGACTGGAAAACTCTGTATGATACACCGCATTATGAACTTGTTTAGCTAAAAAATAATTTTAAGGAGTGATCTAAAATGACTGAAACAATGGTAAAAATGTACGTTATCAACAAAGTGGGAGAGTTAGCAAAAACTGCAATATACAGAAGTGAGATAGTAAATGCAGGAAAAGCAGGATTTGAAAAATTTGAGGCTGTTGTAAACAATTTCTGGGATAGGGCAGAGGAATATGTTCTGAAAGAAAAAGAAATTGACAGAAAATGGATTCCTGATGTGGTTGAAAATTTAGGAGAAGAAGCAATACATAAAGCTATCAAAGTTCTAAGAGTGGAACTTGATCCGAAAAAATTAGTACAGGATATTTTTAATATTGAAAAGAAGGAAAATCCTGCCGCACTATAACTGACAGAAGAAAGGAGTTATTTATGTTTTTTGGTTTGGATACAGAAACGGCGAAGGAGGTAGTTATGATCTCGTACGGCGTACTGCTCGGATTTTTGGGTAACATCACATTCCGGGCGAACAATAAAATCGATATCAAGCCGTTCTGGGTACGGCTTTTGAACGGGGCATTGGCGGATGCCCTTTATATTTTTCTTATGGTCATGTTCCCGAAAATACTTAAGCTTGACGTCGCCATAATGTTTATTATTTTCGGGATAGGGTTTCTGATTGAGCCTTTGTCCGAGTTAGCTATTGTCAAGATGCCGACAATACTGGACAGGCTTATCGACAGATACTTCCCTCCGCGGAATGACGGCGGTGATGGAAATGGTGACTAGAAAAACGCTTTGGGAAAAAATGTTCCCCGGAAGGGAGCACAAGCATGCACAGAAAAGTAGTAAAATAAATTATGCAAACAAATACATAATCAGGATTATTTTATTTTTCTTGGTTGAAAATATTGCTCTTATAAAGATAAGGGAATACCAATTTATGCGGAATATGTTAAGAATTGCAAATGAAGGAGGGGGACCTCCTGCAGAAGTAGTCAGAACGCTGAGGGATACAATGCTGACAGAAAATCTGATAATAGTAATTATCACAACAGCAATCTCCATCGGACTGCTGTATTATTGCGACAGTAAAATGACTAAGGGTGGCCAGTAACGGTCACCCTCTTTTTTTATTGCAAAAATTTATATTCATTTTATAAAAAAGGTATTGACTTTTTTATAAATATATAGTATAATAGTATAATAGTATCAAGATGGAAGTAACAGAAAGGTGGAGATATGGAAAAGGTAAAGCCGAGAGGAGTGAAGAGAGGAGAAACACCTGCCTGGAAGGTGGGCAGAAAAGCAACAGGAAGAGAAAGGGATAAAAATATAAGCTTCAGAGTGACTCAAGAAGAAAAAGAGCTTATATACAGAGTGCTGGATGAAGTCGGCGGTAACAGGACCGACGCTCTAATAAAAAAACTAAAAAAATAATACATTTTTATAAAAAAGGTATTGACATTTATATAAAAATGTAGTATAATATTATCAAGATAGAGGAAGATAGAATAAAAAAAAGAGTAGCCACCCGCCAAGATGAACTACTCAGAGTATCGCTAAACACTCAATTTATTTTATCACAATCCTTAAAAAAATTCAAGGAGTGATTAAAATGAAACTAGAAAAATCAAAAAAACTGGAAATAAAAAAAGTTGGAAGAAAATATGTTGAAGCTGTAGACATAGCTTTCAACGGAAAAAAAGTAAAGATTGTTATGAATGACAACTTTACAAAAGAAATGGCAAAGGGAAATTTAAATAAAGTTATTGAACTCAATGTAAATGTTGAGTTTAAAAATAACAGTTATATGAACTACACAGAAGTAATTTTACATCCAGTTGATTTAGAGAAAATATCAAGAGAAGCTAAAGAAAAAGCAACTTTAAAAGAGATTGAAAGCAAGAAAAAAGGCATTGATACAATGCTGTATTATGTCAAAAAATATAGCGTTGAAGGGAAAAAATACCAAAACGGAATTGATGTTATAAATGATAATTTGAAAGAAATTGAAAGATTATCTAAAAATAATGACTTTGATTATATTGAAAAAATAAAATCAGAGTTAAAAGGTCTGGAATTGTTAGCAGAAGAGAATAACAACGAAAGACAATTATATGACTTCGACGAACCTTACACAGTTGGGCAAGAATTCAAATACTTCGATAAGTTAACAAACAAAGAAGTATTTGTAAGAGTAAAAAAAGCTTGGAGATACCGTGAACCTGATGCTTTGAGCATGGGGGGTTACGAAGATAATCAATGGTGCTACTGTGCGATAGTAGAAATTATCAATTAATATTTCGCCTATAAAATTAAAAAAAGATATAAATCAAAACAGGGCTTTTAAAAGCCCTGT